GCTCCCCTGTACGTTTCTGGTCTTAAAGAAAAAGGCATTTGTGGTCTTAAAGAAAGTCCAGATTGCGCTGCTAATGTATAATTTATATTTCTTATTGTTTGAACGGCTTCATCTAAATTTCCTTGTTCATTAATACTTTTTACTAATGGTATTATTTCATCAGGTGTTTGTCCCCTACTTTTTAATGTATAATATATTTCTTTTATTTTTTTAATTTTTTGTATTTGTAGCTTTTCTCTAGATTCCATATAGAATGATTCTATTCTTTTATTTAAAATATCATCATCATATAGTAATTGTACTCCATTTGTTAAACTACCCTGAATTCTTACATTACCATCATTTACATAATAATGTGTATGAGGTTCAATTCCTGGAGCACCATAAGTTAATAATAAATGTTTAAATATATCTTTTTCTTCTATAATTGGTTCATCGCTTTCTATAATTTTAACAAATTCTTTTCTAAGTGCTGTAATAGCATCTGATAATTTTTTGTTTCCTCCTTTTTGATTTTTTTTTGTTTTACCACCGCCATTTTTGCTCGATCCCATACCACGAAATGCAGACGCTTCGCCACTATCACCTAGAGCGTCATCAAAAAGATCTTGTTGACCAGCTGTAAATTCAGTTCTGTCTTTAAAGGAACGATCTATTATAACAAAAAGTTGTTCAATTGTTAATACGGATAAAGCTTTTATTATACTATGACATAAATGTAATTGAAATATTTGTGTTCCATCAACCGAAATTTTTTTGAAAGCATTAAAGTTATTTAGAGCATCTGCCCATTCCTGAGAAGCCCCACCATGTACACTATTAAGATAATCAACTATGTATTGTAATCTTTTAGTTAAAAATGCTTTAGCTTCATTAGTAGGATTAATTTTTCTTAGGCTTTTATAGTAACTATCAATATTACTCCAAACAGCGGGACATCCCATAGATTCTTGTTCGGCAATATTCATATAAAAAGCATTTATTTCAGCATCATTTACCATAAAACGATTACCATTAGCCATAATAAATGCGATTTGATCTTTAATTCTATTACAACATTTATGTGACAATTCGTATTCTAAATTTAAAATACGCCATTCTTTGAGATTATATTCTCTTCCTCTAACAATTGATATAAAACGAAGAGCTAAAAATATAGATAAAACATGTTCACACTCTAATTGTCTACCATCAAGACCAAGAGAATATGGAACGCCACATAAGTAACACTTTCCATTTGTTCTTTCCCAATCGAAGGCAGCTTTAGCACTCTTGAAGTCACCTACAGGGTGAATACCGGTGTGGGTCATGGATAGAGCAGTAATATTTTCAGCATTCGCGTCTTTCACCCAATCAGGATAATCATATAAAAACGGAAGTTCACCTTTTAGTCTTTTTTGTAAAATTATTTTACATTGTTGACTATCAGCAACTTTATTTAATATATCACCTCTCGCTGTATAACTTGTTTGAAATCCTTCACCGAATAATGTATCAAATAATCTTGTATAACTCGATGTTTTTTTAGAAGCACCCGGATCAATATCTATCATTTTAAAACCTGTAATGGCTCTCTCTACTCTTTCTGTTAGCCCACGTAAAAAAGCATCTTTATTTTTATCTAATTTATTCTTCATTTGTTGATATTGTATTTTTTGTTTAGGTTGTGTCTCAATACCTGCGTTTATATTTTTTAAAACATCATCAATAGTTTTTTTAATTCTATTAACCATTATATTACTAATAGTTTTATCTAATAGTGTACGATATTCTGTTAAAGCGCGCGTTTGAGTTGCTGCGTCACCCTTATCGACTCTTCTTATAATATTTGCTGACGCAGATCCTGATTGTTGTATTTTTTTTCCAATTTCTTCTGCTAATTTTTGTATTGAAATCATATTAAATACGTCACTTATACCAGCTTTAGATTCACCACCACCCCTTCCTGAAGCAGAAGCACCAGCAGAAGCACCAGCAGAAGCACCAGCTGGATTGACGACACTAGTTAACGCTTTCGCTAACTCAGCTTCGTACCGTTCCCGTTCCCGTTTGTTTTTTTTCCGTTGCGCTGCTCTTATATCAGTCGCTGAGGCTGAGGCGTACTCTTTGAAACCTAAGCGCCCTAAGTACCTCTTTCTCTGTGCTTCTGACAGAAGCTCACCATTTATAGAAATTGTGCCATCTTTAATTCTTATGCTATCTTTATTAATTCTTGCTGCCATATTTATATATATAAGTAATATATATATATTTATTATCTATTTCAGTTACCATTTATTTTTTTTTACATTAATTCTTGGTCCTTTTTTCATAGCTTTTGGGTCATATTGTTCATCCTCATCATCGTCAGAATTTAAATCTTTTGACATTTCCCAGAATTCTTTTGAGCCTAATTTAAAATTATTGTGTGCTGATGCCTTATACCAAAAAATTTGGTCTTCTAATTTATTTGATTTTGCGTTATTTGAAATTACTAAACATTCGTAATTTTCTGTACATTGATCCATGACCTGACAAAATGATTCAAACGTACTGAACATACCAGCAAAATTTTCATATATTCTTTTTCTATTTGTTAAATAAGGTTCGCGTAAAACAAAAGTATAATCTATATTTGTTCTTAGATTGGGTGGTACACCAAGGGGATACTGCATTGTAATAATTAACATAATTTTCCAATGACGACCATTCATAAATAAAAGTCTCATGACCTTTTCTCTAGACCAAGAATTATCATATAAACAATCATCTAATATGACAAATGCTCTACCATCAATATTTGATCTACCATAAGCAGCTTTTTCTTTTTTTATTTGCTTCATTACAATTCTTTGTCTTTTTAAAATATTCTCAATAATAGCACTATTGTATTCATCATGAATAAAAAGTTTTGGAACTAAATGTCCATAAAATCCATTACCAGCTTCTGTCCCTGAAATAACAGTTCCAATGGGAATGTCTTGATGATAATATAATAAATCTTTAACTAAAAAACTTTTACCGGTGTCACGCCTCCCAATTAAAACGATGACAGGACCGCTAGCTCCATTTGGATTAAATTCTATTTTTCTCATATCAAATTTTTTTAATTCTAAATTCATATATAATTTAAACGGTTAAATTTTATTTTTATAAAACGCAACAATAATTATTAAGTTAAATATTTAAAAAAATATTAAAAATGTATCCTATAATGTCAAACTTTCAAATTCATTATAATAAAAATAATAATGCTGGATTATTTAGCTATTTTTCTGATATATCAGAAAATAAAATAAATAAAATGCAAAATTATATACCTATTTATTCGAAATTTTTCTCTCTAAACACAAAAAATTATAATGACATAAATTTAAATCACTATTATTCAATTGAAGAAATAAAAAAAATAAATAATAGTAATTCTTTTAATATTTTAGTTAATTCAGAGAAAGGACATCAAGAAAAACAATCCTTTTTTAAATATTCACCATTGATAGATACTTCTAAATTTATGGTTGGGAAATACAAAGATATTTCTAAAAATATATTACAAAATCTTCCTAAAATAACTAATGAGAAAGAAACAATACTTAAAAAAATGATATGTAATGATAATTCAGCTTATACGGATTCATTTTTTTCTTATTTGTCTTCAATGATATTACATAATCATAATTTTGTTCACGGTATAGATTTTTATGGTTCTTTTTTAGGAGTGAAAGATAAATTAAAAATAGATATTACAGATGATTTAGAATATTTATACGATTACGATTTTTTCCATAAAAATAATAATGTTTTATTTGATACTGATAAAATAAATGAAGCTTTGATGGATGATGATACAAGAAAGAATAGGAATACGATTAAAATAGAAAATGATGAAAAGTTGGATGTTAAAGAATTAAACAATTCAATTTTTGAAGGATTATTTCAAGAATTGACAGAAGAAAATTTAAAAAAATTTAATAAAAATATTAAAATGAATGACATTGATATTTCAAAAAGTATTTTAGATTATGAAAAAAAAGACGTAGATAAAACGAGCGATAATAGTAAGACAAATACAGAGTGTTCATCTAGAATTTCAGATACAAGTAGTGAAAATGATGATATTTCCGAAAATTCAATCAACAGATTAAAAGATTTAAATAGCGGAGATGGTAGCGAATCAAGCGACGGAGATGGTAGCGAATCAAGCGACGGAGATGGTAGCGAATCAAGCGACGG